AAAAAAGCCAGACGCGGTTGGAAGTTCGCCGAGTTGACCATAAAGTTCAAAATATCTTTTGTTGATTTTCTTTTCATGCAATAGCTTAACGACATTCTCCATAACTTGGTAAGCAAAGAATCCGCTACCAGCAGGAACGTGACAGTCAATTTGCAAAACTTCTTCGCGAAAACTCCTATTTGGTATAGGTCTTGATTGCAGGAAGTATATGCAAAGCCTTCTCTCGTTACTTGCAAGGTCACTCCATTTGCTCTCTCTGGTTATGCGTTTAAACTTTTCGAGGTTAGTAGCGCTTGATAGATTCATAAGGCTCAGGATAGAAGTGTCCGCAACTAAAGTGTTTTGTACGGACATTAAATCAATTGAAGGATTAAACAAAAGCATCACCACCAGTATGGGCATGAAAAATACCCCATGAAGGGGTTATGTTTTAGTTGTCTTGATGAATCTTCCAAAAGGGAAGTTTAATACAGTTGAACGAATCACAGATTGGATTCTACCATTCTGCATCCATAACGCGGCAGTCTGTATGGCTTTCGATGGTTCTTGTGCCTTTACCTTGCCGATGGCTTCTAAATCTATACCGCTAATATTAGAAGGAGAATTAACTGCTTCGCCAAAAATATTAATGTATCTGCCTCTTTTTCTACTTCTGATTTTGTTATCGGTTCTCGAAGGATTCCATAATCCACTGGCCCTGTAAGCTGAAAGGGCAGAGTTTGAAGTATCCATTTTAGAACCAGTACCGAACTCATCCATAGCGGCCCATGCACCACCAGAAATAGAAGCAATAACTACATTGGCAATAACGACTAGTTCTTCATCTTGCAGGCTCTCTGCGCCTTCCGCTGTCAGCATTCCTCTTTTAGCTTCTAACAGCAATTCTTGTTGAAGTTGTTTCATAGCAAACATTAGACTTTGACGAAGTTCTTTGATTAAAGAATTAGAATCTAGTGTTATCCCATCGTAATCAGTCCCCGCGCGAGTAAATTTCCTTTTTGCATATAATTCTTCTGCTTCTTATCCCAATTCTTTTTGTACTTAGGTAAATTGAATGGAGTGGCAGAAGTTCGACTTTTCATAGCCATGCATAGGATTCCGCTAAGGTAATAAACAGCGGCGCTCGACAATTGATTGAATTGTTTTTCGTCGTTAATATTTTTACCGGATAAACTCATTTGCTCCAATGCGGGAGCAATCAACAATTTCATACCGCCTATGTTGCCATCTGCGTCTATGATTCTGTCAGGAAGTAGGGAATCATCTACGACCAACATTGTTCTGATTCTTTCGTGATAACCTTCGCCTAGATATTCTTTATACATAAAATTCGCCTCCAAAATTTTAATCAGGTCTTGTATCTGTTTCAACTTGTATTCTATCTACACCCGCAAGTCCGGTAGAATCAATAGACGCAACTTGGTAGTTGTCGTCGCTAAATATGAATCTGTCTAGCATAACAACTCCAAAAGATTTTGCAACTTGAAACGTGTATTTTGCGCTGTCTAAAAGACCAGGGTCTTCTTGTCTTAATTTGCTAGTTACTATTTCGCTGTAAGCGGAAACATCAGCATTGATTATTTGCCATTCCTGTACGACGTTGTTGAATTCGTCAGTATCCTCAACAAACCTTTTGTGCTGGATAACTGCATTACACTTAGCTGCAAAGAACGCTGTCTCAGTAGACGCATGATCATAATTAGATGATTGAACAAGGTACTTAGAATTTCTAATAGTGATAATTTCACCACTAACCAATCCTACGTCAGAAAAGATAAAGCCTTCCCAATAACCTTCCCGAACACCCAAATCACGACTTGCCTTTGTCGAACGTTTTATTGAAACCTTAGTGCTAGTAGGAACGACGCGTTCTATTATGCAGTCTTGTCCTCTTGATTTTAAGAATTTTCCGGCGTAAGACATTACGGCCACCGCCGTTTAGGGAATGTAACTGAAAACAATTTTAGGGATCCATAAGAGTGAGAAGGGAAGTCTAATTCTAATAACTTCCCAACTAAACCATCACGTTCTGTTATAAACTGCTCACGTTTTTTATCCCAATTGATACTAAGTTCATGTGATTCATGTGCGCCGGCTTGTTTGGTAGGTAATCTTGAGGCCATACCTGGGCAAAGTAGTATGCAACATTCCAAGACCGTAGCGGCTTCAAGATAGATTCTGCCATCTGTAGAAACCGCTGTATAGTCTGGTGTTTGCATTATAATGTTTGATTCTGCAATAGAAATTACGTCAGGTTGTTGGACAACTGTATCAGGAACATAGGCATCATCGATTCCTAATTTATCCCTGATTCTTTGCTCCCAACCCTGATCGGTTAATATCTTGTTAGCCATAGGGGATTACCCCCTTCATCAGTCTACTTGTAAAATCTTATTAGCTTCGTTGAACATTTTAGCAAAGCCTGCATTTTCGGAGATAGTCAAGATTTGAGTCTGGTTTGTGATAAACTTGTCAGCCTCTTGAATGTCAGAGCCAGTCTCCATGATCTTTTCAATAGCGTAACGTCTATCCATACCATACAAAGCAACTTTACCGTCTATCTTGGCAACGTTCGGATTATAAAGAAGCGTTACGTTAGTCCATAATTGTTGCGGAAGCTCAACATTAGCCGTGATAGCCATTCCTTTAAGCAAGAAGTCCATCATTTGCGTTGCGTCGTTAGGATAAAGGATTTCTAACACTTGAAGCAATCCATCTTCGCTAGCAACGACAGTGTTACACTGATAAGGATAGAATCTAAGCAAGAAGCGCAACCACGCTTCCTTAGATAGCGTTCCCGCGGTAGCAGAAGGATCTAAATCTGTTTTTGATTTAAGCATAGTGGCAGCAGTATTTGCATTGCCATCACCGTCTTTAATGATAGTTAAAACTTCATCTACTTCGTCTTGTGCGGCTTGTTCTCCAATGCGTCTTACGTGAGTTCCAAGAAGATCAATTCTCATTCTGCGAATAACCTCATAAGAAGCTTCAATCGCACGACCATATTTGTAAATTTTTGTTGAATTTTCACGCGTTCTCAATCTTGATTTTGGAAGATCGGCAGCCTCTGTAACTCTAACTCTCTTAGATGCTTTCTTGTTTGCATCGCTATCGTCACAATAGATAGAACGATAAGAGTTGCCGTCAATAGGCGTGGTAGTAGCAATCAAATATGGCAAGATACTTGAAGCGACTAAAGATTCTCTCAAACCTCCAGCAATGAACTCAGGGAATAACACTTTACTTTCATCTGTGCGATAAAAAGCCTCGACCTTAGAAGCAACAAAGCCCTTCTCAGGAATTGATTGCGTTACGATTTGATGTTCTTTTAATTGTCTTTCGTAAGCTGTTAACTTTGAACCCTCGTTTGTTGGGTCCATTTGTTCAAGAAGCTGTGAAAAGCTAATGCCTTTCTCGTTAGCTTGGCTGTAAAGTTCTCTTGTAAGTAATATGTTTTTACTCAATTCGTTCATCTCCTTTTCGGTAATTAACCGATAAATATAGTAACGGTGTTAACGGATGCAGTGCCATCTACAGAAACTGCATAAGCAGGACTTGAATATCCAGATGCAACGCCACTAACTAAGCCAGCGCCATTAACGCAAACATCATCATTAACAGATGGCAGCGCGCCCGAGACAGAAGGGACATTCTCTTTAAATCCTTTGACTTGAACAGTTACAAAACCATCACCCTCATACTTTTCAAGAATTCCTCTAAGCGGATCTCCTGCGCTGCCTAAACCAACCTCGCTATTTCCAACAACTGTTACAGCCATGTTTTCAACAGCGGCGGCACCAGAAACGGTAACGACAGCTTTAATGCCTGCGTCAGCTTTAAAAGTAGTTCTTAAAGAACCAATTCCTTCAACTTCAACGTAATCATTCATGAATTGACACATCCTTTCGCCCATTTTTGGGCATAAAAATAACCGCAATTAGCGGCCTTTAGAGATGATTTATTTTTTTACTTTGAAAGCATCGTCAGGTGCTTGCGCCATAGCTTGCGTTGGTCCCGCACTTGGGCTTGTGCTTCTACCAATTGGAATGCTTGAACTAGCTTGCTTCTCAAAGGTACTCATAATATCTTTGATTTGCTTTGTTCCCATCGTGGCGAATGTGGATTTCCACGTTTCGGCAGGGAAGTCATTACCTTGCGCGCGAACACCCATTGCAATAGCATCCTTAGACAATTCTTCGTGGTATGATTGGCCTTCTTTAGCAAGTTTTAAGACTTCATCAGAAGATAGTTCACTACCAAGACTTTCTGTTGCTTTTTCCTTCGTCATGAAAGCCTCTGGAATAATTAAAGGCTCTGCGGAATCTTGCATAGACTGCAAAGATGATTCCCACTTAGTAACAACTTGAGATAAAATTTCATCAAGTTTTGTCTCGCCTTCCTTGTAGGCAATCCCGAAGGTTTCTAACATTTTCAATACTTTTTCATTCATGGAACTTTCAACTCCTTTCAATATTTGATTTAATGAATCTCCTATGATATGGCCAGAATCAGAAATTGATTTTCCGATGCCACCAAGAGAATGAATATTTTTAGGTTCTGATTTCTTAACCATAGTTACTAAGCCTGCTCGATTACTGTAAATACCAAGCAATGGCTTAGTTGTGTCCATTCCTTTGAAATCGTTTACGACTTCAAATGTTCCATTATTATTTTCTACTATTTCGCCAGCCCTAGACAGAACACCAGCATTTGGATAAGCACCATCAAACACTAAACTATTCTCCATTAAATAACCAGGAGCTTCAGCTTTGATGTAACAAAGTTTATTTCTCGTGATTCCATCTGCATCTTCAATTTCATAAGTTCTGCCTGGCATATGCTCGCAAGAATAATAATCTTCCCCACAGACAGAACAGGTAGCTTTGCTGTAAGAAAATCCTATTGAAGTATCAAAAAGTGTTCCACCCTCGATGCTAGCCGCTAAATCATTAGTTTTGATTCCATCGATTTCAACACCCTTAACCATGTAGGTGTCGGATACCAGAGAGATTGTTTCTCCTTCTTCGGAACTTGCTTCGAATCTACTAGAGAAAGTTCTACCATAAGGGATAGCTGCTTTCGGCCTGCCGCCCAACCCAAAGAATCCGTCAGCACTCCAACTGTGGTCGAGCAGAAGGGATACGCCTTTGATTGCGTCACTAGCAAATACATCTAGCAAACTTTTTGTTAACTGAACATTTCGACCTGGTATAATCATGTCCCCAGCTAGTTTGCTAGGAAAGACAAATACTTCTTCCTTTGCCAATTTGCGTTTTGCCAATTTGTTAATCTGCGATAACTGATCATCAGTAGGTACTCCAAATACACCCATTTATTTTTCACCTTCTTTCTTTAATGCCTGTATCTTCTCTGCGGAGTGCTTGCAATTGCTCTTGCCACATTTAAGGCATTGTTTTTTCGGGATTTTTAGTTGGTTTGTTTGGCCCCGAATGTTTGTCATTAGCAACCTTGCCACCCCCAGTACTAAAAGTAGCTCGAATGTTTTCGCTAGGTTCTCCGACAGCTTTTTCGGAACCCATAACCTCTTGTGCAGCCTTATCTCCATCAATCCAATTCATCAATTGAGCAACTGCATAGAATTCTTGCTCCATCAATTTTACTGCCATTCGTTGTTCTTCGGAATTCCAATCAATAGTATTATGTTTAAAATGAGGGGATGCCTGCTCGCCAATAACGCGAAGCCACAGTCTCGATATCTCTTCGATAATGCGCTTGCTACCACGTTGACAAGATTGAATACCAGAGCAGTAAATACGGAACTGAACGGTACCCCATGATTCAGTAACCCCATGGTTTCTATTCATAAAAATAGCCATCTGTTTTAATCCAGACAGTGTTTGTGTGTCTACTAATTCACTTACAGCTCTGATATCAAGACTCCTAGCAGCATTAGCACCTTGGTTCATGTTGATAGTAGTATCATTTGTATGAACGTAGTCACTGTCAGGAGCCATCGATTCAAGGCTTTTCCTAACATCGTCAACTTGTTTATTTAGCCACTCAGAAAGCTTAACAGCATCATTCCTAATGTTAGGTGGACACATAGCCAAAAGTTTTTCAACATCGATACTTATATCATTTTTGGGATACCCTTGATGATGAAGCACAGCCTGTAAATCCTGCAATATCTGCATTTGAAAATCAATCGCCTGTAATACAGGTGACAGATTGAGCGTACCACGCGGATCGCCAATTTCTGGATCAGCAGGCACCCAAAAGAAATTCGCACTTGCAGAGTCGAGGTATACTTTTTTGCTTAAGCTATATTGATAGGGAACCCATTTTTCACGACCATCAATGGTTTTTAATTCCCATTCGATAGTCTGTGGCTTAACAGGGTAAACGTCGTATATATCTTTGACGTCAGGCGTAACTTCAACTTCAACGCCCATGGCACCCAATAAAAAAGAGCTGTAATGAAGTTGGTCAATCAACCCATCAAGCCCACTATTAGATATTTCATTTATGCGAGAAGCGAAGTCGCGCCATTTGTCCTCTAGGTCCTTACGCCTTGTTTTTCCATCAGGAGCAAGAAAGTGCATTTCATTCCCTTGGTTAGACAATCGCACAAAGTTCCATACAGCCATCGATACGTCAGGATTAACGGATTTCAAATATTCAATAGCTTGCGATTCTTCTCGAATACCTCTTAAAGTTTCGAGAACATCATTTGTCCTCGACTTGTAGGGCGATAAAGTTTTAGAATATCCGTTTCCCACTTTAGTATGTCTGCCTGTAGCTATTCCTTCGGGTTCAGCCCTTGCTCTAGCGAATAACTCTTTCCAGAATCCCATTGCATCACCTTCACGTTAGAAATTTTTCAAGCTCGTCAAGCAGTTGAGCTTTGGCTAGATTGATTGTATTTTGGTTATTTTCGACCAATTGCTTGAGAAATTCTATGTCTTGTTTAGCAACTTCGATTTCACCATCGTTTGTAAGATTTACGGCCCATGTGATAACCTTTGCAGGACTTCCGGTAGTTGACGTAGCCAGCATATTTGCTAAGATGTCGCTTAATTTTTCTCCTGCTATCGGTTCGCCTTTAAGGGTTAATAAAGGTTTGTCTAGCACTAGTACCATTTCAATCGCCTCCTGTTTAAGTTTAATTCATGCCATTGATCATATTGCCAAGACTGATAATGCTGATTGACAACCGTTCGACTTTCTCCATGTCTCCATCTTCTAATGCTTTCGCTTGGGCGATTTCAAGCATTTCAATTTGTTTTTCTAGCGAATTCTTTACACTCATTTATTTCACCTTCTTTGCCAGAACATAAACTAAGTAACCTTCGGAAGGTTCTTGACCGAATAGCTTCGCCCATTCATTAGCGATTACACCGCTTTGAACAATTTCAATACCCGGCACTTCATGGAGAGCTAAAAAATCATCAACCGTAAAAGCTAACTCGTCTTTCCATTCTGCAGTAGTGCTTGACTTGCAATTCATGTAAGCTACACAATTTGCATTAGGAACATAGTTCAGAATGTAATTTTTGCTAAGGTTAGCCATTTTCTTTACGATTTCAGGTATTTCTTCAATAGGGAAGTGCCCAAGCATTCCAGACGAAAAAACAACATCGTATTTCTTCTTTGATTTGAAATCTCTAATGTCGCCCTGCAGTACTTTTTCCAGCTTTGGTTCTAGGTCAACTCCTTGAACTTCTAATCCATCGAGCAAATCAAATAACAATTCGCCAGATTGACAACCTATTTCCATAACACTTTTCACGACGAGCGACTTAATAATATCCTTGTGCTCTTTGATGAAACTCTTATCATTAAACATAGAATCAACCTCCGAATCTTGATATCAGATTTCGCCATTTAGCTTTCCATATTTCAATATCGAAACACTCAACAGCGATTTCGCGACTTCGTTTTCCAAACTTCAAGCGTGTTTCTTCATTTTCAGCCAGTAATCCAATATAGTTTCCTAAATCCTCATGATTAGGGTCGTAAACCATTGCGTTGTATCCATGTATCACAGCATCACCTAAACCACCTACAGGAGTCGTGATGACAGGTAATCCGCAAGCCATAGATTCAAGTAATGAAAGCGATAAACCTTCTGTGCTCATTGTGGGCACTAGTGAAATATCCGCATTTTGGTAAATTTCTACCATTTCGTCCATTGGCTTATACATGATCGTTACGTTTTTGCGTTGCTTGTGACCGTCTGCAAATGCTTGTTGCGATTTCTCGTTATGGGATTGACCGACAAGCGTGAAATTATATTGTGGCATATTCATAAATGCCCTTGTGACCTCTGTGCTTCCTCGTAGTGCAGTTAACCTTCTAGGAAACAATACGTTGATACCTTCCCATGTTTTAAGGGCAGGAGTGAACTTATTTGTGTCAACGTAGTTGTAAATAATCTCAACCTTTTTTTCTGCTCCTGGTAAGGTAGCTTGAAGAACCTTGCGAACATTACTATCAACAGAAACGACAACATCAGGGGCGGTAAAGCCGTAGAGTTGTCGTTTGAAGAATTCTTTATGTTGTATATCGTTGTAGTTGTTGATTATGTTATTTCCTTGGACGGCATCCCAATATATGCCGTGCGATATTGCTATGCAAGGCGATACGGCGTTAGGCCATGTTAAGAAAGTCGCCCAATATATTCGCATATCATCCAGTGCCGACATTTCATTGAATTGCCAGTTAAGATCTGTGCAAGTATGATATTCCCATCCGCCTTGATTAGGTATCATAACAAACGTGATGCCTTTATAAATTTTGCTGAATGGCGAGTTAATTCCACTGAATGGTTGATAGACTGTCACGATGTTACCTTCTGATTGAAGTAGTTCGCATAAATCAATTAGATAACGCTCGCTACCTCCAAATATGATTTTGTCCTTTCCTTTTACTTTCTTGCCATTAACTACTTTAGTAACTTCTGCGCAGTCATGGAAAAAAGGTGTCGTCAATATAGCTATTCTCATTACAGTTCGCCTCCAACTAATATTCGCCTCCAACTTTAAAAAAAGATAGGCACGCCACACGAGGGGAGGTAGGAGGCGAATCCCGTGGCCCTCATTGTTTGTGGCGCGCAATGGTATATAAAAAGCACTCGTTAAAGTGCTTAAGATAACTTAATTATGTTTTGATATTCCTCCAAAAGCACCGACCCAAGGTATGATCATAGAGGGAGATTGGAAGTTAGAGAAGCAGAAGTAAAGTCCACTGACAATATCATCATGGCCACTATCTGTAGCATTACGATATTGAGTAGATTGACCCTCTCT